CTGATTGAACTTTGGAATACGCACATAATCGCCAATAGACGCCCACGCACCCTCCGGCCAATCCGTCATGTGTTCGCGATTCTTAAACGCAAGCGGACCTATTGCCCGTATCTTTCCGATTTGCGTGTTCCACATTTCGGTTTCAATAACTTCGTCCGCCAAATGAACGCCGCCAGCGGTTTTTAATTTGGGGCTGCGCAACTGAACAATGACGCGACTGCCAAAGGGCTCAAAGCCGGGATCAATATCTGGAAATGCCCGCGCCATTTCTTCGGGCGTAGCGGCAGGAATATTCGTTTCGATTTTCATCACAACTCCATTCAAACAACCAACAACACAGCACCGCGCCGCATCCTAGTCGTCTTGCTCTTTCTTCATCTGCTCGGCAATAATCGCAATCGCATCGCCAAGCCCTAACCATTTGCCCTGCGATTTGGCAAACTCCACTTCGCTAACAAACGGCTTCTGAAAAACCGAAGACTCCATTGCTGCCTGTCGATCTTTCAAAGCCTTAACAACATCGGCAATTCTCATTTCTTCTTCTTGGCAACTTTCTTTTCAGCCTTGCCGCCCTTGGCCATGCCGCCGCATTTCAATTCAATCTTCTCGCCCATCGCCATGCGTTTATGCTGACTGATTCCATGTTTGCTCTGCTTGTCTTCCTTCATCGTCTTCCCCTTTTTCTCGTTAAGTTTTTCAGCTTCAGCAATTTCAGCTAAAGCTTTTTCTTTCTGCGCGGCAAATTCCGCTTCGGTAATTTCTTTCTGGGACTCATTTACGGGAATTGGACACCCAACCATCACTCGCCTGCCTTCGGACTGCCGCTCAAAGAGCCGCCATCCATCAAATGTGTATGCAAATCCGATGCAATCTTCATCCCCGCAATATCAACCGCCGTCCGATTATCGCCAGCGGCCTTTTCCAAATCCGCCCGCGCTTTCATATCCGTCGTCTGCACTTCAGTTTGTTGCTCAAATCCAAGCTTCTTCATTTCCAATGCGTATTCCTGCTGCGCCTTAGTCGCATCCTGCTGCAACTCCTGCGCCTTAAGCTGCATATCATCAACATGCTGCTTCTGCGCCAAGGACAGCTTGCCTTGCGCAATTTGCATATCGCCCTGCGTCTTCTGCTGCGCGACCGCCACCATCGGGTCGGGCGGAGGTTTGGGCGCATTCTGAATAATATGCTGCTTAGCCTGTTGCATCAGAGCCGGAATCTTCTCAAACGCAATCTCCATCGCCTTCTGAACAGTCGCCGACGATTTCGCCAATGCCTCGGCAATCTGCGGAGAATTATCGGCCATCGCCTGCGCCGCACTGTCCGGCACACCGGCGTCCTGCATCATCAATTCCTGATAATAATTCAGCAAATGATCTTGCACATGATTCAAACAGTTGGTTTGAAACTTTGGATCCATCGCAACCGATAATCCAAAGAACGGGCTTTGCGCAAAATCCAAATGCACCTGAATATGTGCCTGATGATCTTGCCCCGGAAACGCCTTAACCGGCTTGCCGGTCGATAAATCTACGTTCTCATCACAAGGATTCGACGGCTTCGCAGTTGGAATATCCGGCAACACCTCATCGATATACGGATATTTCATTTGTTCAAGCGACTTTTTAATCAACGCATGAAGCTGAATCCCCGTCGCCTGCGTCACCGCCGCCAACTGCGGCCCCAAAGCCCCCAACTGCGTTACAATCTGAATAATAGCTTGCGTCTGCGCAAAACGCTGCGTTTCTGAAAAGATATTCGGATCGCTCACGGGATGAACATCCATCACCCCTTCAAAATCCTGCCGCGTTACATAATCATCCGGGTCAGAACCAAACTGCACCCTGTCCGGCAAATGGTCGCGGTTCAAACGGTGGATAATCTCAAGTCCGCGCCGCTGGCTATCATGCTGCCGCGCATGAATGGCAGAAAATACCTTCGCGCCCTGCTCAATCAACGCCAGCGCCGTTCCAACAGGCATGTTATTCGACGCGTCGGCAATCTTTTCCTCAGCCGTGCCAACAACGCCCTTGGCTGCCTGCGTTACGAAACCCAACAACTGGAACAAAACCGGCGACGGGCCGGGAAACGGCAACGGCATCGCAATCTTGCGAATATCATCCTGACCATTCGCGTCAATCTCGGTCGCCTGTGTTATCTCAATCGAATTATTCGAGCCGGACGGGCCCCCCTTAAGCTTTAACGCCGTCGCAGAATTACTAATCAATGCGCTATCAAGCAATGCTCGAAGAGACCCGGTTGCCGCATCAGAAAGACCGCCAATAATCTGCGGCAACCCGATCCCATACGCACCACGCCACGGAATGAAATTGTAATCAACCACCCAATCCAATTCAGTACACTTCGAATCGTCCTCATCCCAATTACGATACAGCGCCAATACATTCCGCGTCTCTTCGTCAATCGTAATCAAATATGGAACTGGCTTGTCGTCGCCCTCTAATTGCTCAAATACGCAACCCTCGTAAATGTTACGATCCGCATCATCCTGATAACCGCTTTCGCTCTTGCCCTCAATTTTCGCATTGTGCTTTGAGGTTTCGCTCTCGCTAAAATTAGCCCCAGATGCAGGAGGCAAAGACCAATCACGCCACACGCCGGAATCAACCTTGCGATCAACCACCAATGGCGAAACTTCCATCCGGTGAAACTTGCGCTGACAATCGTAAAAGTTCTTCGCGTTATACGGCAAAATGAAATTATCAATCGGCACAAACTCAACATCAATCCGCCCAAGGTCTTCCGACCAATAGAACTTCATGAACTGCGTGCCGCCAGCGGGGAGCTGCGTTAGCAGCCTTTCAAGCTCTGACCGATAGCCGCGTATTTCATTGGTCAACTGCCAATTCATAAACGCAGCCTTGCGCTCAGCGCGTTCCGTCTTCTCGTGATTCGGCTTACCGTCTATTTTGGTACGCACCGGGCCATTCGGCGGAAATAGTTCCTTAATTGCCGATGCTGAAAAATCTATATAAGCTTCCGCCAATACCGGATGTGTTGCTTTTGAAGCGCCCTCAAATGAGGCGCCGCCCGGAGCCGGCTCGGCAATGCCGGTACGCTTCAGCCCATCGGCATACTGTTTATCGCGCTCTTCCCGCGATTCAATATCCTGGTCAATAAGGTTGAGATATTTTTCCGCAAGGCGCGACAATTCATCATCGCCAATCGTCTCGGCTAAATTGTCATAAAAATCGCCGCTACCCTGCGAAGGCGCGGCGTCAGAATCCATAGCGACTAAAGTCGTACCATCGCCCTGATCTACAGCGTCCGATGTCGCATCGCTCGCTATTGTAGGATCAACTTCAACCGATTGTGTATCCTCGGTATCTAAATCACTATCCATATATCCAACCGCAAGCCGTTTCGCAAACGTCATCCAAACCATAATCTAGGTCTAGCGTTGTTTGCTTGTATTCCGACTAGCGGTGGTTGTCAAGAAATAATTAACGCGGATAAATGCAAATCCATTGCACGCCCGACCATACCGCCTTCTGCGGATATGGGCAGCTAATCGGCATCGGAACGGCAACGGCTGCGGATGCTAAGGCCGCAAGGACAGCGGCGAGAAGTAAAGTTTTCATGGCGTTTTTCCTTTCGAAAAACTGGTTATGATTGTCAGAATAATACGCCTGTTTTTATTATCCGTAAACTTGTTTCTTCATTGTCCGACGCCAGTATCCCTCTTTTTCGGGTATCGCCTTGCCGCGCATAAATCCCATCTTATCCATCACGGCAAGAAACGACGTAAAGCAATCGACGCCATCATCATTTTTGACGTTGGGAAAATATCTAATTTGTTCCCATAGCAACGACATCCACGTCATCGGGTGACCCTTGAACTTTGGATTGCGCGACTCCGGCAACCACACACGCCCATCACGCACAATGGGCGCAACCAGATTAGCGCGTGCGATCTTGTCAAGTCGTCCGGGGTTAAACGATATGACATTCAAACCGGCGCGGCGTAATTCGGGTATCATCGCCGACCCGCTAGACTTATCCTCGACAATCACGCCATCAACTGCGCGATCATCAGCGCCAAATTTATTTTGATATTGCCTTAGCAGCTCATCGCGCACATCGGGATAGGCCCATTTCTCCATAAAACAATCAAGCACAATCGCCGAATGCTTGGCATCGCCCTCTTTCGCCTTGAACACGCCAAATGTCAACAAACATGAAAAGTCTGCGGTTTGTTTTGACGACGTTGCACCGTCAAAAACCTGATACACGGCATCGAATATCGGCAATGGTTTTTCAGGCGGCCATAGATTAAACCATTCCTCTTGAAAAATAACGCTATCGGACGCCATCGGATTTTGCAACATCTGCGAAGCCAGAATGGCCGCCGACATGCCATTGACTTTTGACTCCCAAACTTCTTGTGAAAAGTAAACCGGCTTGCCGTCAACGCGCCCGTTGTCCGTGGCCGGTTTTACCCTGGCCTTAAACTGGCCGCGCCTGGAATAAACCTCATACGGATCGCCGAGCGCATATCTTGTGCCTATCATCCGCGCGACGCCGTCAACCTTGCCGAGATTTTGCGACATATCCAGCGCATCTAAAACTTTTTGCATCTGTTCAACGCTGCCGGCGCTCTCTGCGGTCAACACGTCATCATAAACGCGCAGCTGATAATGGCGACCCGTTGGCATACCCTCAACGAGACCACAAGCCTCTAGCGTCGATTCTGGCGGATTGCCCTTGCGCTTGACAATCAGGCCATCGTCCTCTGACCACTTTTGTGAATCACGTTGCGGGTTATCATATAAAATATCATCGAACGCGCCCTTGAGCTTTATATTCGTTTCGAACTCGCGCTTAATCACGCGCAAAAAAGATTTTGCCATTGCGCGAGTGTGCGAAAAAATACCAACCGTTATTTCCGGATCATTCAAAATATCCTGAATGGTTTTTGCAACCGTAATTATTAAAGACTTGCCGTGTTCTCGCGCCCATAAATCCAAATGACTGTCCGGGTCCGCCTGAACCTCGCGACACCGATCAAAAAACCAATCGATGTCCGCAAAATATCTATCCATCCCGTAAACGAGCAGGAAAAATAAATCGTTTTTGCATAAATCAACAAACGCAAGCTTTTGATCATCCTGCGAGTATGTTTCGATCATATCAAGCCAAGGCGTGTAATCCTGACGCCGAACCATTAGGGGAAAATCAGCCAGCGCCATTTTCAATCGTCTTTATTTTTTCAGCATCGGAAAGCAGTTTTTCCCGCAACGCCGACTGACGCGCAAACAGGTTCAAATTTATATTAACTCTCGTTTCTGTATTGTCCGATCGAGCCAATTTGGGAATGTGATATTCAACAACGCTCATAAAACGATCAAAGGCAGCCTCTGGGCTTTTTTCTGCAATGGCATCTAGCCAGCCCGTAAGACGGTCTACATTGCCGTCCACAAATAACGCTATGCTGTCCCGCGCAAGCTTTGTTTTCGCGCTGATGGAGCCTACAGGCTTACCTAGGGGATTTCCTGACTGACCTTTAACA